TTTGCGACCACTTCAACAGGTATTGCGTTCAATTCCGGTGTAAGTGGTGGTTCATCATCAACATCTGTTGTGATTCCTCGCAAGATCTGGGGAGTCAAACTGGGGGGGTAATTAAACAATTACTCTATTCGCTCATCCCTGAAAGGGGGTGTGCGGTATGTTAGATCAGAAGATATTGAACACCAAAATGTTAGAGCAAATGGATGTTGACACATACGATGTTGATGATCTTATAACAAGCACAACATTGACAATTTCGACAGCAAAACTTCGTGTGCATGGAAGAGTGGCAGCATTGTCTCTTACAGGCGCAGCAAAGAGCAACATGACAACAAACACGAATTACACACTTGCCACATTAGACGACGCTATCAGACCATCTGGAAATGCACCATGCACACTTGGCACTGACGGTGTCGGTCAAATAAATACAACAGACGGAACTGTGTTTGCGAGAACATTAAAAGCATTTTCTACAAACAATAACGTCTACGTGTTCGCAACGTACATCCTGAAGAATCCATATAACGGCTAAAACAAGGAGAAAAACATGAACTTCGGAACAAAATTAAGGACAATTCTGGCGATTGCAACCGCACTTAACACAGCAAATGTTATGTCGGCTTTCGCCGAGTTTGACAATCCGATTATCAGCACAATTTATAAGGCGATTTCACTTATTGCGTTGGTAATCGTTATGTCAGCAAACACATACTACAACAATGACTACACGGAGATCGCAGCTGAATACACCGGAGAGATGAGAGCCAAAAAGGCAGAACTCAAGGGCAACGTCAACGGCGAATACTTCCACGTAGATGAAGAGGAGGACCCGGAAGATGAATAGCAAGATCTACAGACAGGCGGACTCACGGTGGGGAAGCCTCCCGTACCCGACCAAGTCGTACACATTCGCACATAACGGCTGCGGATGCTGCGCATGTACGCACAACATCATCGAGATTCCGAAGTACGCAAACTACACGCCGAAAGACGTAAGACCGTACATGGTCAGCCAGGGCTTCGCCACGAAGGGTCACGGAACGACCTGGAACGGCATCACCAAGACCCTGCAGCACTACGGCTTTGAAGTAGCGCATCCGAGCATCAGCTCGTCAATGTCATCCGCATGGAACTATCTGAACAAATCAGGCGCACCTAAGCAGGGTGTGCTTTTGTTTAGAGGCGGATCCAGAGGCGGAGTGCGCTGGACGAACGGCGGTCACTACGTCGCCTTCCTGAACTACAAGGTCCAGAACGGCAAGCACTACTTCTACACCAAGGACTCAGGCGGCAGACACCACGACGGCTGGTATTGCTACGAAACCACCATGAAGGGTCTGCTCCCTCAGATCTGGATCGTGACCAAGAAGCCGAACACTCCAGCTCCAACGCCAACGCCTACACCGGCACCGACCAGGAAGTATTCCGGCAACATCCCGGCACCGACCTTGAAGCGGAACAGCAAGGGTACAAGGGTCGAGCAGCTGCAGCGCTTCTTGAACTGGTACGGAGGCTATGGACTCGCAGTAGACGGTAAGTTCGGCAAGGCCACAAAAAACGCCCTGATCAAGTTCCAGAAGGCCGAGAAACTCACGGCAGATGGCATCTATGGCGCAAAATCATACGCCAAGGCCAAATCATACAAGTAGGAGGCGAGAGCCATGACAGAAGCAATCATCATAGCATTCATAACTGGCGGTCTGGCCGTTATCAGCAACATAATCGTGGCTGTTGCGAACAACTCCAAGACGCTCTATCGCATCGAACAGTTGGAGAAAACTGTGGCAAAACACAACAACCTGGTCGAGCGTGTCGTGATTCTGGAACAGGCAGACAAGGCTCAGTGGAGGTACATCGACCAGATGAAGGAGGAACACCATGTATAGAGCAACAACACCTACACATACATTTACTTTGGAAGTCCAGACATCCACGTGCGACGAGATCCTTGTCACCTATAAGATTGGTGACGTGGTCCTGAACAAGCACTATGAGGACGGAACACTTCCTGACGGCATGACTTTAGACGGCAAGAAGGTCATCGTGAAACTGACCCAGGAAGAGACGCTGATGTTCCCTGCCGGTAAGTCAGTTGAAGTTCAGCTACGTGCTCGCATTGGATCCGATGTGCTCGATACGTCCATCTTTAAGGTAACTGTCAACGGCGCACTCAACGAGGAGATTCTGTCATGACAATCGAAATCAACGCAAAGTTTGCGGAATCGGCTCAGGACTTCCCTTGTTCTTTTGATGGCGGAGAAGACTTTGAGGCGAAGATGGATGGCATCCTTCCGGGTGATTATTCTGGATCATACGAGGTCACGCCATCAGAGGAAACACAGACTCTGGCAACAAACGGAAGAACACTGTCACGAGACGTCACGGTCAACCCGATACCTGATGAGTACGTGGTCCCGACCGGCACGTTGGAGATCTCCGAGAACGGAGAGGCTGATGTTACAGACTATGCTGCGGTAGATGTTGATATTCAGCCTCCGCTTCAGAGCAAGACAGTCACCTCGTCCAATGCGCAGCAGACAGTCCAGGCTGACGATGGTTATTACGGACTCGATACAGTAACAGTCAACGGCATGGCCAATGCAACGTTCAATACGATCTCGCAGTCCGTGCCACCGAACACACCGACGATAAATCCATCAACAGGTCTCGTCACAGTGACGACAACTACTGTCACAGGAACAGTGAAGCCTGTATCTGGCGCAGGGTATGTCGACACGACTACTGGCATTCCATACAGCAGTGCCGGCGGATCCAAAACGCTACAGCTGGAAACTAAGGCCGGTGCGACCATTACACCAACCACTTCGCAGCAGACTGCGGTAGCCGCTGGGAAGTACACGCTTGGCGATGTCAAAGTCGGTGCCATTCCAAGCCAGTACATCGTGCCAAGCGGCACAAAGTCCATTACGTCCAATGGTACCGGCATCGATGTCAAGAGCTATGAGTATGCGGACGTTGCGGTCCCTACTTCAACACCAACACTGCAGACCGTAACAAAGACATACACGCCGACCACATCACAGCAGACGGAAACGGTTACAGCCGGAACAGGATATGATGGCCTTGAGGAAGTGGACATCACAGTCAACGCAATGCCGAGCGGATCCGCTTCAGCTCCTTCAACCATCAGCGCATCAGGAGCATCGCAGCAGGTCTCAACTGGCACCAGTACGCTGACACTCTTCAAGACCATGAATGTTACTCCGGTCGTGAGCGCTGGGTATGTGAGCGCAGGCACGGCTACGGAATCGTTAGTTTCTCTGTCAACGAGCGTAGATCTCCAGCCGGAGACGACATTCCATCCGTCAACGAGTGACCAGGCTATCATCGCAGGGAAACTCCTCTCAGGTGCTCAGAGATTCAAGGCTGTTACGCTGTCCAATCTCACGGCAGATAACATCAAAAGCGGTGTGACTGTCAAGGTCGGCGATGCGACAGATGACGACTGTGTTGCTTCCGTGACTGGAACCTACTCTGGTGGAGGAGGCACGTCAAAGAACACGCAGGTAGTACAGGGAACAACAAGAACTACCTCGTCAAGCATGACGGCCATCGGTGCAGAAATGACTGTGTCAAAGACAGGGACTTACGATATTTACTGGTCTGCATTTCGGTCAAATACTTCGTCAACTTATACATACGCAACCCAACTTTATATTAACGGTACGGCACACGGCTCTGAGAACACAACATGGTCCAACCATGTGCAGAACAACCACTTGACAAATGTATCATTGACCGCAAATCAAAAGTTGAGAGTGTATGGCAGAGAGTCGAGGAACTCATCTTATTATATATACGCACCGACCCTTGTAATCGTAGAAGCATGAACAACGATCTCGATGTAATAGTAAAAACATTCCCAAAGTCATGGGACAGAATACACCTCTACGCACTCGGGGACATTCACGTTGGATCTGAACAGTTCGACGATGCTTCGGTGCGTAAGAAAGTGAGGATCATACAGGATGACGAAGTTGCTGCGGTTTCTCTTTGTGGTGATCTTGGCGATTATGGACTAAAAAACTCCAAGACAAACATCTATCAGGCGACTATGCAACCCAAGGAGCAACAGGAGTATATCTATGAACTATTCAAACCAATCAAAGACAAAATCGTCTCGGCGGTCCCAGGAAACCACGAGGAAAGGCTCGTCAAAGAAGTTGGTCTTTGCCCACTATACGACCTCTGTGTACGATGGGGAATCCAAGATGTGTACCGTGAAAACGTGGCAATACTAAAGCTGTGTTTCGGTGCACGATCCAACAACCAACAGCAGATGGCGTTCATGGGCATCACCACGCACGGCACCACCAGGAACAAGCACAAGAAGTTCATCGCTGGCTTTGATGGCATCGACTTCGCCATCAGTGGCCATACGCATACGCCAGAGTATTCTCCTCACGGCAAAATACGCTGTAATTGCCAGGCAGGCACTGCAAAGCATGTCGCCTACAAGGAAATCGTGGTAGACGCCAACCTCTCCCCAGGAGGCTACTCGATCAAGAAGGAATACGAGATAGCCCCTCCTCCAGAATTGCAGTATCTGGAGATGTATATCAAGAGAGGTCCAGGACCGAATCGTGACTCTATCAAAGTCATGAACTACCACGCCATTCAGTTATAGGACATTGCGCACCAACCTTAAGACCGAGATAGAGTGATGTTTCGGCTCGGTAGATTAAGCCTCCGGGTGCGTTATGTTGGGCCCTTCGGGGCCCTTTTTATTTTGCCTTCGATTTTGCCTAAAAAATGCAGGCAAAATGCCTTTTCGGAGGCTACTTAAGTATATACTTAAGTATATAAAAAACCCCCGAAATCGTTGCAATTTCAAGGGTTATGTCTTGGTGGAGCATAGGGGGCTCGAACCCCTGACCTCATGACTGCCAGACCCGTTGGAAACTGCTCTACCATTAGGGTTGGCGGCGTTTTTGCCTTCTGTTTTGCCTGCTGAGTCTATGATCGAGCGGCCAATTTCAAGTGCTTCCGTGGATGCGTGGGTGTAG